GGTCGGCGATGCTTTCACGATTGATGGGGTTTTTGAAATCCATCTGATCACCAAGCAGAACACTGGCAGCCTGAAAACATTCCGCGTGGTCGATAAGCCTGCATCAAACACCATCCGCATCTATCCAGCCATCATTGATGCTGCTGAAGGCTCGATTGGCTCGAAAGAGTATGCAAACGTCAGCAATGCTCCGGCTGATAATGCTGCGCTGACTTGGCTCAACACCGTTGCTGCTCCGATGAATCCGTTTTTCCGCAAGGAATCGCTGATCCTCATCCCCGGTAGCTACAGTGTAGACCCAGATGATGGATGGGCATTTGCTCGCGCCACCACCAGTCTTGGCATTGGCGTCACTTACACCCGTCAAGGCAACATTAACGACCTGAGCGTCAAAGCTCGTTGGGATATTGATTTTGGCACCGCACTCCTGAATCCAGAAATGGCAGGTGTGCAGTTGTTCGGTCAGTCCTAATCAACACCACGACAATAGGGGCTTAAACGCCCCTTTGTCGTTTCTGGAGCTTTGAAATGCAAAACCCGACGATGTTGTACAAAGCGGATGGCGACGTTGAAGTTTGGGGTGAAATGCTGCAAACCATTGTTGTCGATGCTGACGAAGTTGAGGGCTATCTTGCTGACGGGTGGGTTGATCATCCGCATAAGGTGGCGCAATCGCCTGAGCCTAAAACTCGTCTGAGCAAAACAAAATGATCAAAAAACGCTATCTCATCGACCAAGCCATGACCGAAATCGGCATGGGTGGCTATCAGTTTGACGCATCACCCGAAGAGCACACCGACATCTTGCGCCAAATGGATGCAATGGTGGCGATGTGGTCATCCAAAGGTGTGGATATTGGCTATAACGTGCCAACCGACCCAACTGACAGCGACTTGGACGACGATAGCGGCATTGAATTGCAACACGCGGCAGCGGTTTATAAATCGCTTGCCGTTCAGATTTGCCCTATGTACGGCAAACAACCAAGCATCCTGCTTATCAAAACACAAGAGGATGCCTACAACGCCATGCTGTCTAGTGTGGCAACCAAACCAACGCGACAGTACCCTGATCGTTATCCGCTCGGCGCTGGCAATCGTCGCTACAGACGTTGGGGCTTCTAATGCAAGTGCCAATTCTGAGCGGAATCTATGCCGACACCACATCGGACTATCGCACGTCATATCCGGTCAATCTTGTGCCAGTGCCCAAAGACACAGGCATCAGCAAAGGCTACCTGCGCACCGCTGATGGCATTGCTCACTTTGCTGATACTGGTGGATTGGATCGCGGCGGCATTGTGTGGGGTGGGGTGCTGTATCGCGTATGCGGCAGCAAGTTTGTGAGCGTATCAGCATCCGGTCATGTGACTGAGTTGGGTGATGTTGGTTCGGGCGGTCGCTGCTCGTTTGATTATTCGTTTGATCGGCTGGCCGTCTCATCAAATCGTGGTTTTTACTACTTTAATGGCCTGACGCTTGCCAAGGTGACCGATGGTGATCTTGGCGACGTAATTGATCATGTGTGGATTGATGGGTACCACGTCACCACGGATGGCGAATTTATCGTTGTTACTGAACTGAATGATCCGACCGCAGTTAATCCACTCAAGTACGGCTCAAGCGAGTTTGACCCCGATAATGTTTTAGGGTTACTCAAAGTCCGCAATGAGTTGGTGGTTCTCAACCGCCATAGCATTGAGGTGTTTGATAACGTTGGCGGCGAGCTTTTCCCGTTCCAGCGCATTGACGGCGCGGTGATTCAAAAGGGCATTGTGGGCACTCATGCAAAATGCACGTTTGCCCAAACCTTTGCCTTTATTGGTGGTGGTCGCAACGAGCCGATCAGTGTCTATCTTGGTGCAAGTGGTGGCGCCCAAAAGATTGCCACGCGCGAAATTGAATCAATCATCTCTCAATACACCGAATCGCAACTATCTACCATGGTGGTGGAAGCTCGTGAGCACGAAGCACACCAGTGTCTGTATATCCACTTGCTGAACGAAACATTGGTTTATGACTTGGCAGGGTCATCGGCTGCTGGCCAGCCGGTTTGGTTTATTTTGAAAAGTGGTAGTGCTGCAAATCAGCAGTATCGAGCTATTAATTTTGTTTATGCCTACAACAAATGGATCGTGGGCGACAAGACAACCAACAAACTCGGCTACATGACCGATGCAACATTTGCCCAATACGATCAGCCTACAGGATGGCGCTTTGATACGGCGCTGATCTACAACGAAGGCATGGGTGCGATTATCAACTCAATCGAGCTTGTGGGCACTGTAGGTCGTGCAGCGACAGGGCAGCAGCCCAGCGTGTTTTGTTCATACACCAAAGACGGTCTGACGTGGTCACAAGAGCGCAGTCGGTCTGCTGGTTTGCGTGGTGACTATGCTCACCGCATGACGTGGCACCGGTTTGGTGTTCGGTTTGGTCACTGGCTTGGTTTGCGCTTTCGTGGTGTTGGCTCGACCACTTTGGCGATTCCTCGCCTTGAGATTCAGGTGGAGCCATTGAATGCCTAGCTTTCTAAAACTACCCCGTGACCTGATCGCCAAAATCTCAAGCGATCCACGGTCAATCCGCTTTTTTGAAAACCTACAATCTCAAGCGTTTGATTTGTTGCCCACAACGATTCAAGAGATTTTGCTGGTCGTTCAACAGGCGCAAGTCACTGCCGATGATGCAAAAAGCATGGCGATTCAGGCAATAAGTCAAAAGCCTGATGATGCGCTTGGCTTGGTGGGCACTCCATTTTATCCAAACGATCAGATGATTGGCTTGGTTTCTGTTTTTGATGCGCCGATTGATGCGCTTGGCTTAGTCGAGGTGTCATTGTGACCATTGAATACAAACAGGCGTATAACGACACGCTAAACGCTGGCAGTAACACACTTTACACCGCTCCAGCCGGTACGCTTGCCCAGATTCGAGCAGCAACCGCTCACAACCCAACAGCATCGCCAATTGCCTTGGATGTGTCAGTTGGTGGCAATCAGTTTGTCAAAAAGACATTGGCTGCTGATGCAACGCTAATCCTGTCTGAGTTGCTCAATCACCAGGTTAATGCTGCGCAAGTGGTGACGGCTACGGGTGAAGGTTTGAATCTGATTCTGTCCATTGCTGAGGTGGTGTGATGTCGTTATTTAGCGGTCTTATTAATGCATTTACAGGCAATCGTGCAGCGGAAAAAGCATCTAATGCTCAAATTCAAAGCAATGAAGCGGCCATTGCCGAACAAAAGCGGCAATTTGATGCACTACAAGCCTTACTCAAGCCATATGTGACAGCAGGCACTGGTGCGCTTACACAAACCCAAGGATTGCTTGGTCTCAACGGCGCAGACGCACAGCAACAGGCAATTCAGGGTCTGCAAAACTCCCCATTGTTTGCGTCCATGATGCAGCAGGGCACCAATGCTATTCTGCAAAACGCATCGGCAACAGGTGGGCTTCGCGGCGGCAATACACAAGCCGCGCTTGCTCAGTTTGCCCCACAAGTGCTTGGCAATCTATATCAAAACCAACTGCAAAATCTTGGTGGTTTGGTGTCGCTTGGTCAAAATAGTGCGGCAGGTCAAGGCAATGCAGGCATGGGGATGGCGTCAAACATTGGTGCGCTGCAAAATAATATCGGCACAGCCTATGCCAACAAATACCTAGCACAAGGCCAATTGCGACAAGATGTTGTCAATTCTGGAGAGGTGTCTGCTGGTCAGTTGATTGGTCTTATGACTGGGGGTGGCTTCTGATGGTTAGCCCATACTATATTGGCAATGCTGGTCAGCCCGATCCTATGATGCAGGGCATTAATGACGCCCAAACCGCTATGATGAATCAAATTAAACTGCAAGGCTTGCGCGGCGAGATGCAACAACAACCGCAAGCAGCTCAAGCGGCCGCACAACAGGAGCAGCGCAACAAAGCCAATCTTGATTCGTTTTTTCAAAGTGGTGACAAGTCGTCTCTGTACCGGTTTTTGCTTGATAACCCAAAGATGGCAGAAGCTGGAAAGACTGTGATGAGTGGTGTCAGCGAGGATCAAAAGCGCGATGTATTGTCATTTGGCGCTCGCTTTGACTCGGCGCTATCAAATGGTGCTACAGATGTTGCCAAATCGCTGTTAAACGAACGCATCAAGGCTGCTCAAAACTCAGGTGATGTCAACACAGTCACATCGCTCAAGACTTACGCTGATGCATTGGACAGTGGCGACAAGACAAGGATTAATGCAATTCACCGGCAGCATCAGCTTGAGATGGCATTGATGGATGGTGACTATGCCAAGAATCTGGGTGCGTATGGCGACGAGATTCGCAAGCAACAGACGCAGCCATCCACGGTGCAGAAATCCCAAGCTGAAGCGCAGATCAAACAATCCGAAGCCCAGTATGCCAATGCAGACAACCAAGCATCGCTGCAAGCCAAGCTCACCGACATTGAAGTAGCATTGCGCAATGCAGCAAGCGCCGAGGAGCGAAATCGACTTGAGCGCGAGAAATCCACTGTAGAACTTCAAATGAAGATGGCGAAGGGTGTTGATATCCCTCCGGCCATGCTGACTGTGCAAGCTGAAGCTGCAAAGCAAGCAGTAGCCGCTCGCAATGCGGCGGCAAGCTCGCTCGTGCTTGCTGATGAGTTTTCAAAAATCCCCGAAGGTCGGTTGTTTGGTCGTGGCGTCACAGGCTTTGAAGAATGGGTGCGCTCTCAAGCCGGTGGTGAAGACAAGCTGACTGAATTACGCCAGCAGTACATGACACTGCGAAACAAGCTTGTTGGTGTTGATGCTGCTGACTTTAAGCCACTATCCAACACTGATTTGCAGATGTTGATGGGCGGCTATCCAAACGAAAACTCCAGCCCCCAATATATCGCCAACTTTTTGCGCAAGTACGCCAAAGCTCAAGAAATTGCAGCGCGAAACGAAGAAACAAAAACTGAGTGGATTAACCAAGTTGGCAACATGGGTTCAACTCGACAACCTATTGAGATCAATGGTGTGGTGGTGCCCAAGGGTACGTCATACAGTAAGTATATTCGCTCCCTTGGGGGTAACCCCACCGGAAAGCCAACCAAGTCACTTGACGACATCTGGAAATAAGCATGGCTCAAAAATATACAGATCCGCTGTACGATGCGCTTGATGCTGATGTAACAGCAAAGCTGGGTTTGCCTAGTGGTCTGCTGTCCAAAATCCGCTTGAACGGTGAGCGCAGCAATGCCGATCAGGTATCAGAAAAAGGCGCTCGGTCTGTATATCAGGTCATCCCCGAAACCCGTGCGGCATTGATCAAGAAATACAATATTGATCCGTATGAATCTCCGCAGGCCGCTGCAATGGGTGCCGGATACCTGCTCAAAGAGTCGTTGCAGCGCAATAATGGCGATGTCGCGTCGGCTGTAGGTGAGTATATTGGCGGCACTGATCGCGCTAACTGGGGAAAAACCACGCGAGCCTATATCAACCGCGTCATGGTTGCGCTTAACCAAAATTCTGGTGGTAGTGGTGGGTCGGGTGGCGGCGGTCAGCGCCTAACTGATGTTTACGAGCAATCAAAGCCGCAAGGTGCAGTGCGCCCCGACACAATTGAGCAAAAGATTTTTGAGAGTCGCTTGGCTGGGCATTCAGACGCCGACATCTTCAAAAAGATCAAAGAAAAAGATCCACGCTACAAAGACTCCAAAAAGTCTGGCTTTACCGATCAGCAGATTGCTGAAAAGCTCGGCCTTTCGATTGCTGCCACGCCTGTCGCTCCCAAGCCAAAAGACTACACTGGCAACCGCATGGAGCAATTTACCGACAAGGCTGGAGCAGAGCTTAGCAATGCTGGCCGCGTGATTGCTGGTGATGGTTTGCTTGATGCTGCCACCGCCATTCCTCGAGTGGGCATTGGTGGCGTTCAGGCGCTGATGACAGGTTTGGGCGGCATGACCACCGAAGCAATGGCGGGTCTGTATGGCTTGGGCGCTGGTGCTGTTGGTGCTGCCCAAGGCAAAGACTTTGCTGAGAGTGCTACTCAAGACA